GGGATACAGCTATGAGCACAATGAACAATCTGGCAAAGCGTATTCGCAGGAGCAATAAGGCATATTTTTCCGCCGGTATGGAAGCCGGAAAGCAGAAGGTGACGGACCTTTTCTTTGTGGCGGCGCATGAACTGGGCATGCTCAAAAGCCCGGCGAAGGCAAAGGAACTTCTGGACAAAATGGAGCAGCTTGACGCAGAGTACGGCGTGGCATGGCTGGGCAAGAAGGAATCAGACGATGCAATTCATCGGCTGGACTCGAGCCTCAAGAAGCTCTGCGGTCCGTTCTTTCAGCCGTTTTTCGAACGGAACGATACAATCAAGGATTGGTGGGACAAATGAAAATTGTTTTGGAACCGTGGGCGATCATGCCCACAAGGGCGCATGAATACGACGCGGGGTTAGACCTGTATTCCGCGAACGACGACGTTTACATCTACCCCGGAGGAAGCGAATTGTTTGATACAGGCGTGCATGTCCAGCTGCCGAAAAACACCGTGGGATTGCTCAAGAGCAAAAGCGGTCTGAATGTCAAGCACGGAATCACCAGCGAAGGGGTCATAGACGTCGGCTACACCGGAAGCATCATGGTCAAGCTATACAACCACGGAAGCAAGCCCTACAAGGTCTGTAGGGGCGACAAGATCTCGCAGCTTGTTATACTGCCCTGCATCCTTCCGGAGCTGGAAGTGGTCAGCTCGCTCGAGAAGACGGAACGCGGGGAAAATGGGTTCGGGAGTTCGGGGAGATAGGAGGTTGATGTGGTGAGCAAACCGCGCTATGGGTGGTGGGGCTACGCAAAATGGATGGTACGAAGCTACAAGGGCGGTACGCTTATGACGCGCGAGGAAATCGACGCGGTAGATGCTGCTGTCGAAGAAACAAAGCAGCTCCCAGATGGTGCGGAACGGCTGAAGCTTATTGATCTGGTTCTGTGGAAGCGTACACACACCTTACAGGGCGCTGCTATGGTGGTATATGTTTCGGAGCGTACCGCCCAGGAATGGCATAGGCAGTTTATCTACTTAGTGGCAGAAAAACGTGGTTTATATTCAAAAGTTTGCGTAAGAGAGCCTTAAACATAGTGTATCGTTGAGAGCGTAGAGGTGTATCCTCAGCATTGAAAATCTCACTGCGCAAAATTGTGCGGTGAAAAACATGTTTATCAAAAGCCACTATGAGACGGAAAGAGGAAGAGAGTACAAAGAGTACCTCATGAACCGCGATGGTTTTTCTCTTTTGGTGATGGGGTTCACAGGGGAAGAAGCGCTCGAGTGGAAGCTTAAATATATCACGGCGTTTAACCGCATGGAAGCTTTCATCCGCGAAAGGAAGTCTTCTGAATGGCTCATGACAAGAAAACAAGGGAAGCTTGTGCGGAGAGCTGAGACAGACACACTTGCCGATCTGGTTGAATATGCAGAGGCGCAAGGCAGCCGGAACATGAGAAAGCAGGTATACACGATTTACTCGAAATTGGTAAACGACCTTGTCGGGATTCAAGGAGGCCAGCGCGACAGCGTCCCCTTCAAAACGATATCAGTAATTGGGTTTCTTGAAGATATGATTTTGCACACAGTTTCAGAAGAAATGCAAAAAGGAACTCACTACAAGGAAATCTACAAAATTTGCAAGGCGAACGGGGAACAGATAATGAGGTTCGCTTACCTGCCAGAATTTACGTCGCTGGCAGGGTAACGAGGTGGTGATTATGGCTGCGAGGTTGACAGATCGGCAGAAAAAGAAAATAGTTGCCGACTGGGTAGAAATGCAGTCGTACAACGCTGTCGCGAAGAAGCATGGCGTCACGCACCAGACTGTGAAGAGAATTGTTGACGCATCACCAGATATCAGCGAAAAAGTACAGCAGAAAAAAGAGGAAAACACGGCTGAGATGCTGGCTTTCATGGAATCGCAGAAAGGCGCGATGCAGGAAGCTATCGTTTTGCACCTGAAAGCGCTGACTGACCCAGAAAAAATCTCTACAGCGACGCTGAGCCAGATCGCGACATCATTTGGTATTATCGTTGACAAGGCAACGAAGAACACGGCCAGCAGCAATGACAGCCTGAATAAGCTGGATGGGGTGCTTAGGGAGTTTAGAGATGCTGTTAAGTCAGAAACAACTTGAATTTGCTAGATACGCAAATCACCGCTGGAACTTTAAGGGCGGAGCAACTCGAAGTGGGAAGACGTATCTTGATTTTAAATGGATTATCCCACTTCGTATTCGGGAGCGTGCCGGTAAAGATGGGCTTGCCGTCATCCTCGGTGTCACAAAATCCACAATCGAGCGAAACGTGCTCGAGCCGATGCGGAATCTTTACGGCGATAAGCTGGTAGGAACGATATCAAGCGATAACACTGCTTGGATATTTGGCGAGAAGTGCTATTGCCTCGGTGCGGAAAAGGTATCTCAGGTCTCGAAAATCCGCGGCGCGTCAATCAAGTATTGCTACGGTGACGAGGTTGCAGATTGGTCGGAAGAAGTCTTTGCACTTCTGAAAAGCCGACTTGATAAAGAGTATTCATGCTTTGACGGAACGTATAACCCGCAATATCCGAACCATTGGTTGAAAAAGTTCTTGGACAGCAATGCAGATATTTTCAGCCAAGTTTATACAATTGATGATAATCCGTTCTTGCCTCCTTCCTTCGTAGAAAACCTAAAGAAGGAATATGCCGGAACGGTTTTCTACGATAGATACATTCTTGGAAAATGGACGCTGGCAGAAGGACTTGTATACCCTATGTTCGGCGATTCCTGCATCGTGCAGGACATACCGGACACCGGCGATTATTACATTTCCATTGACTACGGCACGCACAATCCGTTTTCGGCTGGCTTGTGGTGCGTGACGAAAACGGAAGCGGTGCGCATTGGAGAGTATTATTACTGCGGGCGAGAAGAACGGAAAGAAAAAACTCCGGAAGAGTATTATTCAGAGGTCAAGCGCCTCGCGGGCGGGCGGGATATAAAATGCCTGATTGTAGACCCGTCTGCGGACGCTTTTATTGCTACCGTAAAGAAGCACCACGAGTTCAAAGTACGTGGGGCTGTGAATGATGTACTGCCAGGCATACAGACAACGGCTGAGATGATTGCGTCCGGGAAAGTCAAAATCCATGAGAGCTGCGAGGACGCCATCCGCGAATTCGGGCTTTACAGGTGGGACGAAAAAGCAGAATCTGACCGCGTCGTGAAGGAAAACGACCACGCTATGGACGAAATCAGGTACATGGTGATGACGGTCTTGAAAAAGCACTTCAAAGAACACAGATTTGTGCCGGAACTGGCGCGGTGAGGTAAAAGATGAAAACATATCAGGATTTTTTAGAGGTTGCGGAAAAGTCTGACCGGGAACGGATGGAATTTGTTCTGTCAGCGATAAATAATCACAAAGACTCGGATTTATACAAACAGGCGGTTATTGCGAAGGAGTATGACGCGCACCGGAATGTGACGATTGCTAATTTTCAAAAGCTGCTTTATACACTCAACGGGAAAGTCATTCCGGACAACTACAGTCCGAACTATAAGCTTCGGAGCAATTTCTTTGCAAATTTCATCACGCAGGAAACGCAGTATTTGCTTGGAAACGGCGTGACACTGAAAAAAGAGGAAAACAAAGCGAAGTTGGGCGCTGGGTTTGACACACGGCTCCAAGACGCAGCACACGACGCGCTTGTCGGTGGCGTTTCCTATGGTTTCTGGAATCTCGATCACCTTGAAGTGTTTGATGTGACAGAATTTGTTCCGCTTCTGGATGAAGAAAACGGAGCGCTTCGGTCGGGCATTCGTTTCTGGCAAGTATGCACAAGCAAGCCGCTGCGTGCTACGCTCTTCGAACCTGACGGATTTACACAGTACATCCGACGGAGCGGAGAAGAAATGATGATCTTGGAGCCGAAGCGCGGCTATGTGGCTGTGGAAGCAACTTCTGAGATTGACGGGACTGAACTTCTGGCGTATCAGAATTATCCGGGCTTCCCTATTATTCCTATGTACGGGAACCGCGCAAAGCAGTCTGAACTGGTCGGACAGCGCGAGGCGATTGACTGCTACGATTTGATCAAATCCGGCTTTGCAAATACGGTTGATGATGCATCCGTTATTTACTGGACGATCTCCAATGCTGGCGGCATGGACGAGATCGATATGGCACTGTTCAAAGAGTCCATGCGGCGAATTGGCGTAGGTCTTGTGGACGATGACGGCGCGAAGGCGGAGGCTCATACGCTCACAATCCCGGTTGAAGCTCGGGAAGCGCTTCTTTCCAGAATCAGCGACGATCTGTACCGAGATTTTCAGATGTTGGACGTTACAAAACTGCAAGGCGGGCAGAAAACAGCGACGGAGATCAATGCGGCATATCAGTCGATGGATAACAAGGTCGATCAATTCGAATACTGCGTAATTGATTTCTTACAGGCGCTTTTTAAAATCGTTGGGATTGAGGATGAGCCATCTTTTACTCGCTCTAAGGTAACAAATCAGCTGGAACAAACGCAGATGGTGCTTCTTGCGGCAAACTACCTCGATGATGAGACAATTTTGAACAAGCTCCCGTGGCTGACGCAGGAAGAAGTCGCCGAAATTCTGAAAAGAAAAGCGGCAGAGGATATTGAGCGCAGCTTCGAGCCGCCGGAGATAGTGAACGATGAGACCTGATAAGGGATACGACCTCACCGAAAAAGAGTTAAAGGCGCTCGAAAAGCGGATATACGATTCTTACAAAGAAGCGTATGACGGTCTGACGGACATCATCAAGGAGTATTTCGCAAAGTTCGCAGACCGTGACGCTTCCGAAAAGGCACGGCTGGACGCTGGCGATATCACCGAGGAACAATACAAGCAATGGCGGCTTGCGCAGATCGGGCGAGGCAAGCGATTCGAGGCACTGCGCGATAAAGTTGCAGAGCGCATGACAAATACAAACGCTGCTACTGTTGCGTATGTCAACGATGCAACGCCGGGCATTTATAGTTTGAACCGGAATTTCGCGGCGTACACCATTGAGCAGGTGACCGGCGATGTCGGATTTGACTTATGGGACGAACAGACCGTAAAGCGCTTGATTGTGGAACAGCCGGAGCTTATGCCGTATTACCCGCCGAAAAGAGCGTTAAAACGCGGGATTGATCTTGCATGGGGGAAAAAGCAGATCACAGCCAGCGTCACAAGCTCCATTTTGCAGGGGAAGAGTATTAAGCACATGGCGGATGACCTGCAAACCAGAATCATCACTATGAACCGCGATTCCGCTATCCGGACAGCTCGAACGGCAGTAACGGGTGCGCAGAACGCCGGACGGATGGATTCTTACTTTGCGGCTGAAAAGATGGGCATTAAATGCCGCAAAGAGTGGATGGCGACGCTGGACGGGAGGACGCGACATTCTCACGCGATGCTCGATGGCGAGGTCGTGGACAACGACAAGAAGTTTTCTAATGGTTGCCGTTTCCCAGGAGACCCGCAAGGCAGACCGGAAGAAATATACAACTGCCGCTGCACGCTGGTATCTGCGATAGAGGGAATTGACACTTCCAGAGGACAGCGCCGCGCCAGAAATCCAGAGACAGGGCAGAATGATCTGATTGAAAATATGACATACGCAGAGTGGGCGGGGTGGAAAAAGCGTGTGAAAAAGCCTAATTTTGCCCCTGCGGGAACGATCGATGAAGCGGAAAAATACGCGGAAATGTTCGTTGAAAGTTACAAGAGCAAATATACAGGGAAAGTTGATTATCGTGGAATCGACATCGCACATGCAAATGAAATGAACAGGGCGTTGACAGAAGTTCTTGGCGAGTATGAAGTTGACTATAAACTTCGGAATATAACTCCGTTTAATACAAGAGAAAAACGCTTCAAAGATACAACGGCGGAAGCGGCGTATCAATGGGGAACCGGAGATTTGTTCTTCAACAAAAAATACCTTAAAAATGCAAAAGAGATGGCAGCCCACATAAAGGAATACACAGATTTGCTTAATCAGGTATTACCAAACATTGATGTGGCAATGGAGCAAACCAAGAAAAAAACGGGCATAGCGGCAGAGCTTCAAATGCGTTATCTTAAAGCGCTAAAGAAAACGGGCAGGACAAATGTTAGCAAACCTGATGCCTATGGCTCAATGGTTCACGAGCTAGGGCATTACTTAGACGATAGGTTGTTCACAAAAGCTGTGAAAGAATCTGGGTTCGATATTGCGAGCAGTTTTTCAAAATATGCCGAAAATGTTTCCGCATACGCTACAAGCAACAGGCAAGAATATGTTGCAGAGAGCTTCACGGCATATTGGTTTGGGGAAACAAGCGAGTTAGATCCAGAACTTGTGAAAATCTTTGAAAGGCTTAAGAAAAAATGAAAAATGGGGAGTACATCATTGATGATTTTTTGAGAGCATTAAAAGAAATTGCAGAGGAAGTGAAAAGTGAACGTTGAATTTATCGACAATTCCGAACAAGTGAAGTCCGCTATGCACGACGCGCTGATTCGTGCCCTCGAAAAGATCGGCATGACGGCTGAAAAGTACGCGAAGCGGCTTTGCCCGGTGGACACTGGCAATCTGAGGAACAGTATCACTCACCGCGTAGATGAAGGGGAACCGGCTGCATACATCGGAAGTGACACGGAATATGCCGCATACGTCGAACTCGGAACCGGCAAGTATTATCCGGGCGGGAGACCTACGCCGTGGGCGTATCAGGACGCGAAGGGGAACTGGCACTGGACGGCGGGCAATAAAGCACAGCCGTATTTGAAGCCCGCAGCGGCTGACCATGCATCCGAATACCGGCAGATCGTAGAGGATGAATTGAAAAATGGCTGAAAGTTTGCGTAAGAGAGCCTAAAATATGAGGTATAAATGTGGTAACAGTGAAGAAACGACTGTTGCCACATTTTTTTGTTCTGTCGCGGCAAAGAACCGCCGACAAGGGAAAGGGAGATAGAACATGGCATTAACAAGGAAACTCCTAAAGGGCATGGGGCTGACGGAAGAGCAGATGGACACGATCATTGAGGCGCACACCGATACCGTGGACGGGCTGAAAAGCGATCTCGCGCGGTATAAGGCAGACGCTGAAAAGCTCCCCGGAGTACAGGCGGAGTTGGAAAACCTGAAAGCCAAAGGCGACGATGGCTGGAAGGATAAGCACGACAAGGTCAAAAAGGAATTTGACGACTACAAAAGAGAGCAGATGCAGAAGGAAACCAAGAGCGCGAAGGAATCCGCGTATCGGGAACTTTTGAAGTCTGCGGGTATCAGCGAAAAGCGCATCGATTCTGTTTTGAAGGTCACCGATCTTTCTTCGGTTGAATTGGAAGACGGGAAGATCAAGAACGCAGATGATTTGAAGAAGTCCATCAAGGAAGAGTGGGCAGATTTCGTTGTTACCACGAAACAGAAGGGCGCGGACACCAAAGACCCGCCCACAAACAACGGCGGCGCTATGAGCCGGGATGACATCTTCAAAATCAGGGACGCGTCTGAACGGCAGGCAGCAATTGCCGCAAATCTCAATTTGTTCGGAAAGGAAGAATAATATGGCAGCAAAAAACAACCTGACCATGACGAGCGACGTTCAGGTAGCCGCTCGTGAAATCGATTTTGTAACCCGCTTTGCGCGGAACTGGCAGCACCTGCGCGACATTCTTGGCATTATGCGCCCCATCAAAAAGCAGCCTGGTACCGTTCTGAAATCCAAGACTGCGAGCGTCACGCTTGCACAGAGCGTCGGCGAGGGCGAAGAGATCCCCTACTCCAAAGCGACGGTCATCGAGAAGGACTACGCGAACATCAACGTCGAAAAGTACGCGAAGGCGGTCTCCATCGAGGCGATCAAGGAATACGGCTATGATGTCGCAGTCGCGATGACCGACGAAGCTTTCCTGTATGAGCTTCAGACCAATGTCACGAACCGGTTCTACGACTACCTGAATACCGGTCTTCTGAGCGTCAGCGAAACCAACTGGCAGCGTGCGCTTGCGATGGCGAAAGGCGCTGTTATCAACAAGTTCAAGCAGATGCACAGAACCGCGACGAACGTCGTTGGCTTCGTGAACGTCATGGACTTGTATGACTACCTCGGCGGCGCGGATATCACTATCCAGACTGAGTTCGGCTTCCAGTACATCAAGAACTTCATGGGCTACAGCACTGTGTTCCTGCTGTCTGACGAAGAAATCAAGCGCGGTCGTGTCATTGCGACTCCGGTTGAGAACATCGTTCTGTACTACATCGACCCGGCTGACAGCGATTTCGCCCGTGCCGGTCTTGACTACAGAACTGATGGCGAAACGAACCTTGTCGGTTTCCACGTGCAGGGCAACTACTCCACGGCGGTATCCGAGTCCTTCGCGATCATGGGCATGACCCTGTTCGCGGAGTATCAGGACGGCATTGCCGTTGCTGACATTGACGAGACCCCGTCGCTCGGCACGCTGACCGTTACTTCGGCAGCCGGAACCGCAACCGGCGACACGAAGATCACAGTCAACCCGGCGAAGGAAACGTCTGGGAATGTCTACAAGTACAAGGTAGGCGAGTCGGCTGAGACGGTTACCTACGGTCAGAACGTCAGAACGTGGTCGACGTGGGACGGCAAGTCTGATATCACTGCGGCGACGGGCAAGAAGATCACAGTCGTTGAGGCTGACGCGACCTACAAGGCGCAGAAGGCTGGCAACGCGACGGTAACAGCGAAGTAATGGAGGTGGCGGTGTGATGCTGACTGAATTATGTGGCGTGCTTCGGAACTGGTTCGAGACTGACAGAATCAGTGGCACGTACACGGTCGAAAACGGCAGCATCACACTGCCGTTTTTGCAAAACGGACAGTTTTTCCGTGTGGTGGGCTCTGTTTTCAACGACGGAGTTCACCAATACCCGGATTACGCAATGGCAGACGAGACCTTTGACGGCTCTATCTGGCCGATGTCTGTTCCTCCCGCACTTCTCTGCTTGGGAGAGGAAATCAAGGCGTGGCAGGAAAAGAACGGAGACATCGCCGCGAGCCCGTACACGTCGGAGAGTTTCGGCGGGTACAGCTATTCGAAAACGACGAGCGGGTCTGCAACCGGCGCTGGAATGGTAACATGGCAGTCTGTTTTTAAGTCGCGCCTGAACCAATGGAGGAAGATATGAGCCTACTTGATGATTTTGCAAGACCGTGTGTCCTCTTGGACAAAAGCCGCGTGCCGGACGGAGCGGGCGGCTTTGAAACGACGTGGGTAGAGGGCGTTGAGTTTTCCAACTACCAGGCACTTGATACGTCGATGGAGGCAAGGAGAGCCGAAAAAGAGGGCGTGACAAGCGTTTACTCGGTTCTGGTTCAGCAAAGCGTTCCCATCGAGTATAACGACTTCTTCCGGGACAAAACGACTGGGGAGACGTACCGTGTGACATCGGAACCGACGGCAAAGCAGTCACCACGCTCGGCGAGTTTCGCGCTCAAGTATTTCACGGCAGAAAAGAAGGCGTTACCGGCATGACAAAAGACAAGGCATTGCACGCGTGGTTTTCACAGTTCCTGACGGCGTATCCGGCTTCGAGCGTGCCGGATGATGCAGTGTTTCCGTGGCTTACGTATGAACTCATCACGGGCGCATGGGATAGTGGAGAAATCGGGCTTACGGTGAATCTGTGGTACTACACGGAAAAGGAAGCCGAACCGAATGCCAAAGCGCAGGAAATTTCGGACGCGATCGGTTTTGGCGGCGTGTTCGTTCCGTGCGACGGCGGTGCAATTTGGATTAAGCGCGGAACGCCGTGGTGCCAGAACATCGCGGATGATTCCGACAAATACATCAAGCGGCGGTATTTGAACGTAACGGTCGAATACATTACCGCGAACTGAAAGGACTGATTTCATGGCGAAATTTACAAAAATTCCGGCGGATACGTTTAAGCAGCTGCAAATCAACGCTGGCGTTGTTTTGAGCGAATTTACGCCTGCAACCGGAACGTTTGAACCGGAGAACCAGATCGGTGCAACTACCGGAGGCGTTACATTTTCCGCGACACCGACGTATTCCGACTACGGCTCGGATGTGGACAATTGCCCCAAGAACACAATGGAAATGAAGCGGATGGACGATGTCGAAGTGAAACTTTCCGGTACATATGTAACGGCTACGACCGCCTCCGCGAAATCTCTTATGGCGGCGGCTGACATCGACGGCACAGATACGACGAAGGTTGTTCCTCGGCGTGATCTTTCGGCGGCTGACTTTGCGGACATCTGGCTTGTGGGCGATTATTCCGACAAGAACGGTGCGACAAACGGTGGTTTCATTGCTATTCGTCTTATGAACGCGCTGTCGACCGGCGGATTCCAGCTGAAAACAGCGGACAAAAACAAGGGGCAGATGGCGTTTGAGTACACGGCGCACTATTCGATGTCGAAGCAGGACGTTGTGCCGTATGAGGTTTATATCAAAGCAGGTACGGCTGAAACGTAAGGAGAAGAAAGTATGAAATTTTCGGAACTTAGCACGGATAGGGCGGCTGACGTTCTTTGCGAGGTCAGCGTGTACGCGCTCAACATCCTGACTGATGATGAGCTGCGGGAGAGTCTGAAAGCACAGATTGACGCAGAGAAACCTCAGACAGCCGGTGAAAAATACGCGATCGGTGCGCAGAAGATCGGGCAGTGGATTCCCCTGATTCTGAAAAAGCACCGGGAAGATACGCTTGGTATTCTGGCTGCGGTCAACGAAACGACCGTCGAGGCGATCAAAAAGCAGAGTATTATCAAGACCATGCGGCAGATTCAGGAGATTGTCAAGGACAAGGATATGCTGGATTTTTTCAAATCGTGCGCGTCGGAGGCGAAAGCGTAACGCTTGCGCTTCTGGCGGCTCCAAAGATAAGAGCGGGAGGGCTGATTCGCCTTTTGCCGATTTTGGTAAAGCGGCAGCAGGAAGAATCAGCCTTCCGTATTTATACGGCGGAGTGTTTGCGCACAATGACAGAAAACACAGCGAAATTCGCGGGCGGCAGCTTCGTTCAGGCGAAATATTCCGATCTGATAAACCCGAAGCCGCAGGACAACCGAACCTGCGAAGAGATCACCGCCGAGGTTGTTAAGCGGTGCGGGCTGGTGGTGAAAGATGAATCTATTTGAACTTTTTGTAAAAATCGGTGCGGATACGACCGAAGCGAATAAAGGCATTGATGAAGTTGGGCAGAAAACATCCGGGCTCGGTGAAAAACTGAAATCCGGACTTGCTACGGCTGGTAAAGTGGCTGTTGCTGGTGTCGCGGCTGGCGCTACCGCAATCGGAGCACTCGGGACGAAAGCGGTTGCCGCTTACGCTGACTATGAACAGCTTGTGGGCGGTGTGGAAACGCTTTTCAAGAACAGCCAAGATCAGGTTATGGATTATGCGAACAACGCATATAAGACCGCTGGGCTGTCCGCAAATGAATATATGGAGACGGTAACGAGCTTCTCGGCCTCTCTGCTGCAATCTCTCGATGGAGACACAAGCGCGGCAGCGGACAAGGCGAACTTGGCAATTACCGATATGTCCGATAACGCAAACAAGATGGGTACGGACATGACATCCATCCAAAATGCTTATCAAGGCTTTGCGAAAGCGAACTATACAATGCTGGACAACTTAAAACTCGGCTACGGCGGAACGCAGGCGGAAATGGAGCGGCTGCTTGCGGACGCAGAGAAGATTTCCGGCATCAAGTACGATATTTCAAGCTATGCGGACATCGTAGATGCTATCCACGTGGTGCAGACAGAAATGGGCATCACGGGCACGACGGCAGAGGAAGCGGCAAGCACGATTCAGGGCTCGTTCGGTATGATGAAATCCGCATGGCAGAATCTTGTGACAGGCATGGCAGACCCTGACCAAGATTTGGGCGTTTTGGTCGGGAACTTTACGGATTCTGTGGTCATCGCGGGGAACAATCTGATTCCTCGGATTCAGGAGCTTTTGCCGCGTATCGTCGAAGCGACAACGTCCCTTATCGGAACGGTAAGCGAACAGTTACCGGCGATTCTGGGTACGGTACTTCCGTCTCTTGTAGAGGGCGCTACAAACCTTGTAACCGGTCTTATGGCGGCTTTGCCGTCTGTGCTGTCGGTTTTGGCGGACGTTGCGCCGACGGTCATCAACACACTCGTTCCGGCTCTCATTGAGCTTTTGCCGCAGATCACACAGACGGGTATTGATGTAATCGTATCGCTTGCACAGGGTATTGCAGACGCGCTCCCGCAGCTGATTCCCGCCGCAACGGATGCAATTATTGAAATCGTAGAGGTTTTGACCAGCCCGGAAAACCTCGGGAACCTGATTGACGCAGCGCTTGCGATTATTCTGGCTCTCGTTGATGGGCTTGTAGATGCGACTCCGAAACTGATTGCAGCAGTCCCGGACGTTATCGCGAACCTTGTCACGGCGATCATTACAAATATGCCGAAAATTCTTGAAGCAGGCGTGGAAATCACAATGGCGCTTGCAGATGGGCTTATCAAGGCTCTGCCGGAGCTGATCGCGGCGATTCCGAACCTGATTCTCGGTATCGTGCAGGGCATTATCGACAATCTGCCGGAGATCATCATGGCAGGCCCCAAAATCATTGCAGCCCTGGCTACTGGACTTATTGAAGCGATTCCGGATATCGTTATGGTCATTCCACAGTTGATTCGGTCTATCGTGGACACATTCCTCTCGTTTGACTGGGGAAGCATCGGCAAGAACATTGTCGAGGGCATCAAAAACGGTTTTGTGAATATGTGGAACAGTTTCAAGCAGACGGTTGAAAACGTCTTCACGGGGCTTGTGGACGGGGTGAAAAGCTTCCTCGGCATCGCGTCCCCGTCTAAGGTCTTTGCCGGTATCGGCGGATATATGGCGGAAGGACTCGGGCAGGGCTTTGATAAAGAATTCTCGAATGTCAAGCGTGGAATTCAAAGTCGACTCGATTTCGGCACGATGTCCTTTGGAATGTCTTCCTTCGGTCATCTTCCGGCACTCGCCGGAGCAGGCACGACAAATAACTACTACAACATCAACGCAGACAGGGTGAAGCAGTTCAACGACATCATCCGGATTACAGAAAATGAGCGTTTGACTTCGCGGATGGGGGTATCTGCATGAGAAGCGAAAACTTCATCGGCACCAATCAGGAAGGGCGCAGCCTCTCCGGCGGCGATACCTACAACTTTATCGTGCAGGCGAACGAAATCCGCGAAATCGACGATTTCATCCGCCGCATGAAAAACCTGAGACGAGTAGCCAGAATGGGGGTGACGTGAGGTGGCAGAAGTGAAACTATATGCGAATCAGAGCGCAATGGTATATCGCGAGGATGAGTCATTTAACGACCATACTGCACAAGTATTTTCGGGAATAAGATACGGGCTGATAAGTTTTTCTTCGAACTCCACGATAGCATCGTACAACAAGATAACGAGTGTAGTACTCTGGCTGTATTTTGAACAGATATACAAGTATTACAATTCGTATGTGAGCATCCTAGGGAGTTCTTTCGACGAAACAATTGTAACATATGCCAATATGCCGGGGACATATAGCTACAAAGCGTTGACACTTCCTGGCGCTACAACAAACAACTACAAAGCGGTTGGAGAGATTGCGTCGACAAGCGGGGAAATAATCCGAGCAATTAAGTATGGCGTGAAGTTCCAATGCGATAGTACCGTAAGGTATTATTCGAGTCATAGCGACAATAAGCCATATCTTGCCATCGAGTTGTCGGAAGAACTCGCGACAGGATATTTGAAGGATTTTTCTCCAACAACGGGCTATATCGATCTCAGCAAAGACAACATCTTTGGCTTTGACTTTGAGCAAAAAGCGGACGAACCGTCCATCACACCTCTTGCGGTAAAATCCTTTACGCTGCAACTGCGCAAGCATGGGCAGACAGAGATCACGAGCATCAACGTCACCACATGGGCAGGCGACGCGCCAAACGTCACAGTCCCAGCGGGCACGATCAGCGGCGAGAGCATCGACTGGCGCGTGATTGCGAAGACCAACGCAAACCAGACGCTAACGTCTGACTGGATGACGCTGAGCGTGGAAGACGTGCCGCCAACTGCGTGGGCAATCAGCCCGAAGGATGTAGTTGTGGACGGGTCAAAAGATCAGATCTTCATCTGGGGTCACGCATCATCCACAGGTACGGCGCAGTCAAAAACGGACCTGCAAAAAAGCACCGACGGCAGTACATGGATGACGCTTGCAACCGTCACCGGCGCTGCGAGGCAATGGACGTGCCCTGCCGGGACGTTAACTTCCAGCATCAAATACTGGCGCGTGCGCACCTACAACGCCGATGGCATTCCCGGAGAGTGGAGCGATGCGGCACAGATCGTGGTCATCGCCGCGCCAACGCCTCCGAGCATCCAGATCAAGTCCACGGGTCCGCGCCCGTCCATCAGCTGGCAGACCTCTGAGCAGGAGGCGTATCAGGTGGAGCTGGACGGCAAGCTCTCGGGCGGCACGCACTACGGCACGGACAAGACGTGGACAAGCCCCGCGTATCTCTCGGACGGCAGCCATACAGTGCGTGTGCGTGTGCAGAACCAGTACGGCATGTGGTCCGACTGGGGCGCGGCGGCGCTGCCTGTCACCAACACGCCGGGCGCGGCAATCTCGCTGAACGTCGAGGCATCGAGCGTCGCGGAGCTCAGCTGGCAGACCTCCGGAAGCTATGACTTTTATCTGGTTTACCGCAACGGCAAGCCGAACGCGAAGCTCACCCAGACGCAGTACACCGACGAGCTGTCTTCCGGCAGCACAACGTATCAGGTGCGCGGCTGCTATGCGGATTCGAGCAATTACGGCTTGTCTAGCGCGGTCACGGCAACGATCACGACCGGACAGTATGTGACGCTCTACGGCATCGCGTCCGGGAAGAAAGTGACACTCAAGCATTGCGGACTCAAGAATCAGCCGGTGCAGAACGCGATCAGCCGCGACATTCAGTACATTTTCATGTATGGCAGCACGTACCCGCACGCGGAAAGAAGCGAGTTCGTGACAAAGAAGGTCGGCGGAACGGCGGTTTTCCTTCTGGACGAAGATAAAGCTGGATTTGACGCGCTGATTGGCGAATTGGTGTGCCTGAAGACGCAGTCCGGCGAGATGGTTATCGGCTATCTGAACGAGACAAGCGACACGTCGAGAGTGAACCCTGACAAATCCGTCGTCAACTTCTCAATTCAGCAGATCGACTACTCGGAGGTGATCGACATTGATTCGTGACGTTTCCTACCGCGTGGCAGTTCTTCGGAAAGGCGGCGAGGTATCAGCGCTTTCTTGGGCGGCGGGAAATGACCCGACGGTTTATTTCGATGCGTCCGGCGAGATCAAGTCGAGCTTTTCCGGCGAATTCTATGTGAATCCCATTGTCGACCTGCTGTCAGACGAAATTCAGCCGATTTTGACCGTGGACGGAACGGAATATCCCCTTGGGGTGTTCCGCGCCGCGACGGTGACCAAAGCGGTCACAAAATACGGAAAGACGGTCAAGGTAGAGGCGTATGACCGGTGCTGGCTGCTAAAAAGCAATAAAACGCAGACGCGGGTGCATTATGCAAAGGGAACGTCTTACTTGACGACCGTTCAGCAGATTTTGACAACGTGCGGCGTGGCACTGGCTATCACGACGGCTTCGGCGGCGACGCTTGCCACAGACCGCGAGGACTGGGAGATTGGAACAGATTATCTGACGATCTGCAATGACCTTCTGGCGGAGATCAACTACAAGCCCGTTTGGTTCGACGTGCAGGGTATCGCCCATATCGAGCCGTATACACAGGCGCTTGCGGCAAACATCAAGCACCGATACGGCGGGACGGAGATTCTGAGACCGATTTCGGCAGACGCTTCGGAGGAAACGGACATCTTTTCCACGCCGAATGTTTTTGTGTGCGTCTGCTCGAATCCGGACTTGGAAGATGCGCTTGTGGCGACGGCAGTAAACGAATCGCCGTCGTCCGCGACCTCAACATTCAAGCGGAATATGCGAATCGTTCAGGTGACGAAGATCGACAATGTTGCATCTCAGGAAGAATTGCAGACTATCGCGAACCGGCTGATGAGCGAGTCGCAGCAGACGGTAAAAACAATCAGTTTCGAGACATTTTCTGAGGGAAATCACGGCATCGGGGACGCGATCTCCATTGACCATCCGGATATCGGCGGAATCTATGAAGAAACCGCTTGGAGCATCACGCTTGGAGCGGGAGAGTTGATGAAACACACAGCGAAAAGGACGGTGATTGCATGATTCCGGGCTTATCGACGCAGAAAGAAAAGAAAGTAACAGCACCGACATTTGACCTTGCGACGGTCGGCGCGGTGTATTCCGACGGTTTGAGCCTGATTTTTGACGGAAGCACAGCGGCAAGCGAAAAGCATTATAAATGCAACACGTCAATTTTGTTCAAAGCTGGTGACCGCGTGAAGATTTCGAAGATTTCCGGCTCTTATGTTGTGGATTACGTTGTCGGAAATCCGAAAACATAGGGGGTGATTAAGTGTTTCAGAAAATCGCGAACGCTTTATCGGTGGAAGTAGAGGGAACTGACCTGACGAAAGCGACGAAGATTGAGTTTTATGTGAGACAGGGGTGTTCCTTCTTCCAGTACGAACCTACAGTAGTCGACGAAACGCACCTGCTTGTAAAAATCCCGTATGCAGACGCAATGCGGCTGCAAGCGAGCACCGTGAGACTACAGCTTGCCTTAACGGATGGCGACGGAAACCCGATGGCGGCTGAAATCGTGCAGACGGACGCGAAAAAGTTCTTGAAGGAGGCTGGCTATGATTAAGATGACGCTTTCCCAGCCGGAAATCAAGATGAAGATCGCCCCGGCGAAGGTGGTTTACACGGGAGATAGCAAGCCGTATGAGGGCGTATACGACGTAACGCCGAAGACTTACGAGCCGGTGGTCTTGCCGACCAGAAACCGGCTTTTGTCCCGCGACGTGAACGTTGCAAAAATCCCGCAGTATGAAGTATCCAACGCCGCCGGTGGGCTGACGCTCATCATGGGCGACGAGTATATGAACAGTTAGGAGTGAGCATATGGCAAACAAGTATGTAAACAAACTGATCGTCGGCACGGATGTCAAGCTCGACCTGTCGGGCGACACCATTGTTGCGAGTGATCTCAAAAAGGGCGTCACCGCGCACGACAAGTCCGGCGCGCCGATCGTTGGCTCGAATGAGTTTGACGTAAACTCGCAGGACGCGACCGCCGCCGTGGCGGAGGTGCTCAAGGATAAGACATTTTACGCGCGAGGCTCGAAGCTGACCGGCACCATGCCGGATAACGGCGGCCAGACGCTGGACATTGCCGACAAGGACGAAGAACCTGCCATTCCGATGGGCTTCCACGACGGCTCCGGCAAGTCGCGCATCAAGCCCACAGAGAAGGCAAAGCTTATCCCCGGCAATATCAAGTCCGGCATTACCATTCTCGGCGTGGTGGGCAGCTACGGCGGCGAGGCGGTCAAGGCACAGGCGAACAAGAACGTCACGCCGAGCTTTGCCGAGCAGGTCGTGACGCCGGATGAGACGTATGACTATCTGTCGCAGGTGACTGTCGCGGCGATTCCCGTCACCTACACCGACAACGCCGCAGGAGGGCAGACGCTCCAGATCGGAGGCTGAGATGGCAGTCAACAAAGTCGCCCTTAACGGCGAAGTCAAGCTTGATCTGACCGCCGACACCGTAACGCCTGAGACACTTCTCAAGGGGAAGACGGCACACAACGCGGCGGGCGAGCTGATTACAGGAGTGTATGAGCCTATGAACATAAAACAGTACACCGGCACGCTGCTTGCTTCGGGCTGGGCTGCGGATTCACATGGCTACCAGGCGCAGACGATCACGATCACGGGGTTGAAAGCCGCTTACGATGTAGACCCGCAGTGGGACGTTGCTCTCTCGGGCACGGACCCGGACGCGGACGCAGCGCTTTTGGAGGGCTTCGCTCTCATCCATAACTACAAGACGGGCGCGAATAGCCTGACCGCGCAGTGCATCGGCAAAGCGCCGACGGTGAATGTCCCCGTGAAGGTGGTGGTGTTCGGATGAGCGGAAGGAGCCCAAGATGGTTTACTGGGATTAAGCCTTCATATGAGGCAAATTTTTCGGATAATACCTGGGAACAGATCATTGCTATCTGCCAGAAAAAGGTTGTCCCCTCAACGTGGAAGATTGGAGATCAGAAGGCGATGATGATCAATGGTGTGGATTATCTTGTTGACATTATCGGTATCAATCACGACGACTATTCCGATGGCTTCGGCAAAGCCCCGTTTACCTTCCAACTGCACGACTGCTACGGAAAAAACGAAATGGAGGGCAGCAACACAAACAGAAACGGTTGGGAAGGCTGCGCCATGCGGCAGACACATCTTCCTGCCATCTTGGTTCAATTGCCGCTGGAAGTGCAAAATGGCATCCAGAATGTGAATAAACTGACATCTGCGGGCAACAAAAGCACCACCATCGTAACAACGGCAGACAAACTGTTTTTTCCAAGCGATGTGGAAGTGTTTGGTGATGTTGATTCTTCCGCGCCAGGCGAAGGTAAACAATATCAGTATTACAAAGAAAACGGAAGCAAAATAAAAATGCTAGACGGCGCGGAATCCAGATGGTGGACACGTTCCCCGTCTATAAACGGCACCACAAATTTTATCTTCGTATCATCCGCCGGCACTAAGGGAACTATCCGGGGCGGCGCTGCGCTTGGCGTGCCATTTTGCTTCTGCTTCTAGGGGGTGCATCAATGGGAATGTTTTTACGAAGGGGACTTCCCAGCAAATTCATGGTAATTCTGAGCGTCCCTGTTTCTTACAGCAGTACCTATTCCATGTATGCCGTAGTTAACGGCGAAAAACTAACGGATGCTGCAGCACTGACGTTTCATTCTGGAAGTAAAGTTCCGATCACCATATCATATAAGGCACGAAACAGCCGCGGCAACGTTATTTTGAACGGTGTAACTGTATCAAACGAAAAAGAAGGTACTTACGAATTTGTAGCCACAACAAACACACGCATTTTGTTCGAACAAAAGAAAACATATGACGGAAACGGCAACGTTGTGTGGACACCGACCTGCACCATCACGGAAAATTGATTTAGGGGGTTATTTATGTACATCACACACAACAATCAAACCTACGCGAACGTCCGGGTATACAGCACCTCCGGCTCGGTCCGGTTTACGGGCGATTCTCTTTCGGGGGTGACGACGCTGACCGGTCCCGTCTGGGTCTTCGCGGACAACGGCTTCGAGCTGCGGACGTTCGTACCGATCGATTATCTCCGGCAGGACATCCGGGACGGAAGCTGGCTGCTGACGAATACGCCGGTCCCAACCCCGCAGCCAGTCGTTGCAACGCCTGTTGCCTACGATCTGAACACGTCCACGGCGTTCGCGGTGAAGCTGCTCATGAGCGAGAAAAAGCCCGAGACGGCAGACGAGATTATTAAATGTTCGGCGCTCTGGGACGAGTGGGAGCCCGGAAAGCACACGGTCGATGAGATCTTCACCGTAGACGGCGACCCGTGGAAAGTCTGCCAGAGCTACGACAACGCCGTCCATCCGGACATCGCGCCCGGAAACGCTGCGTGGTACACGTTCAATAAGCCGCTCCACGGCACGACAAGGGAAACTGCGCGGGAGTTTATCCAGCCGCAGGCGGGTACGGTCGACATCTATCACACCGGCGAGTGGTGCATCTTCGAGGGCAAGGCGTGCAAGGCAAAGAGAGATACCAATTTCAGCCCGAAGGATTATCCGGCGGACTGGGAAGTTGAGGAATAACGGACTGCCAATGGCAGGAAAGGAGCATGCATGAATGAAGTAGAAATGGAACACAGAATCACTGCCGTTGAAAAGCTTGCGAAGGGAAATGAACGGCGCATCGGAGATTTGGAAACCGATAACAAAGCTTTGCTGGACTTATCAACGTCCGTTGCGGTCATGGCAGAGCAGATGAAGACCATGAGCAGCAAGGTCGACAGCATGGACGCTGCCGTCAAACGCCTCCAGAGCGTCCCGGCGAGCCGCTGGGAGGGCTTGATCAAAGCCGTGGTCACGGCGCTAGTTGCAGGCTTGGTCGGCTACGCGCTGGCTCTGGCGGGGCTGGGAGGCTAAGTATGGCGGACGGGCAGAAAAAGCCGCAGCGGAAGACAAAGGGGCGCATGGCACGGGAACTGGTCTACTACTGCATTTACGCCCTGACGCTTACGCTCGCGTGGGCGGTCATCATCAAAACGCTTGCCATCTTCACAGACCATCCCGCCGACCTCTCTGACGTGCTGATCTTCGCGGCAGCGGCGTTCGGAGGGGAGCTGCTGCTCCTGCTGTGCAAGAGAGTATTTGCAAAACCAAATGAACCGGTAGAATGAAAGGGGTACATATGGATAATATCAAAAAGCGGCTGGGCAACCTGCTCAGCGTCAAGAGCCTGGTCACGATGATTCTGACCTGCGTGTTCGCCTACATGGCAGTCGTGGGCAAAATCTCGCAGGACTTTATGACGATTTATGCGGTCATCATTGCGTTTTATTTTGGAACCCAGTCCCAGAAGACGCAGGATGTGCTCGACAGTGCGGGTACGCCGCAGGAGGGCGAACAGAAATGATGAAAGCATCCGAGCTTGTGCGCAGGCACATTGACGTTGCGAAGAATTACAAGACCGTCTACATGTGGGGCTGCTTCGGCTCCCCGGTGAGCGAAACGATCATTGACGAGAAATCCGCCCAGTACCCGGACTGGTACACCGGCGGCAGAACTGCGTATTTCCGCAGCCTTATTGGCAAAGGTTACTTTGGCTTTGACTGCGTAAACCTGACAAAGGGCATTCTCTGGGGCTGGAACGGCAACAAAAACGCCTACTACGGCGGTGCAAGATACGCCTCGAACAGCGTGCCGGATGTCTCCGCCGACGGCATGATTGCAAAGTGCAAGGACGTGTCCGCCACCGGCTGGGACAAGCTGATTCCCGGCGAAGGTCTCTGGATGCCCGGTCACTGGGGCATGTACATCGGTGACGGTCTGGCGGTCGAGTGCACCCCGATCTGGGACAACGGCGTACAGATCACCGCCGTCCAGAACATCGGCACGAAAGCAGGATATCACGCCCGCAAGTGGCAGAAGCACGGAAAACTCCCGTGGGTGGAATACGATACCGTGAAGGTCGATGAAGCCGTTGAGGAGGCAAAGAAGACCATCCGGCAGAAAGCCGGATTGACCGACGGCACGATTGATTATCTCGCCGCCTACAAGTACGGCGACGATCTTCTCAAAAAGCTCGCAAAGGCGATGAAGTAAGGGGGCGGGGCTATGGCTCCACAAGCCAGATGCAAATTACCGCCGGAGCTCGGTGGTCTCTTGCGAAAGGATATGGAATCCGTTATCTATCAGGCAAATCTCGGGCGGGAAGATGAAAAGATTGCGCAGCTCTACTTTGTGGATAAGCTTCCACAGGTGGACGTTGCAACAGAATTGTATCTTGGCAGGGCGACGGTGCAAAGACGCCTCCCTGGGATTATGCAGCGCATGAGAGACACGTCGAGCAAACTGTATAGCTAAGTGATGCACAACTGAGGCACACGAAAATACGAAAAAGCCCATACTGGACACAAAGGAGTGTTCGGTATGGGCTTTTCTTATTTCAATCCAAACCCGGAAGGCAAACAAGTCGGAGACTGTACCGTCCGGGCAATCTCAAAGGCGACGGGCAAGAGCTGGGATGAAACATATGTCGGGCTTTGCCTACAGGGGCTGAAAATGGGCGACATGCCGTCGGCAAACAGTGTCTGGGGCGCGTACCTCCGGCAGCATGGATTTACCCGGAACGTTGTGCCGAACACATGCCCGGACTGCTATACGGTCGAGGAATTCGCAAGAGACCATCCACACGGTATGTATGTACTCGCTCTATCAAACCACGTCGTGTGCGTAGAGGACGGAAAGTATTTCGATAGCTGGGATTCCGGGAACGAAATCCCACTGTTCTACTGGGAAAAGGAGGATAAATGATGTTCGGACAACAGCCTTATGTGTATCAGCAGCCGATTTACAATCAACCGCCCATGATGCAGGAACCAATGATGCGTCCACAGTATCAGCCTGCGCCGCAGTATCCGACTCCGCAACCTCAGTCACAGCAACCGAGCGGGGGACAGTCTATCATATGGGTTCCGAACGAACAGGCGGCAAACGAATTTATCGTCGCCCCGAATAACGCCGTCACGCTCTGGGACATGAACGCGCCGGTTGTGTACGTCAAGAAAGCCGACGCAAGCGGTAAACCAGCAATGACAACGTACGATCTCGTGGAGCGCTCTACAGCCCCCGTGGGCCCCACAGCGCCGCAAACAGTGCCTACGGTGGAGTACGTGACTCGCAAGGACTTTGACGAACTGGCGGCAAAGGTGGCGGCTCTGAGCGTCAAGCCCGTTAGAAAGGTGAAGGAGGCAGACAATGAACCCACTGTTTAATGCACTCGGCGGCGGGCAGATGCCCGGGGCTATGGGGCAGTTTCAAAATATGGTGCGGCAGTTTCAGCAGTTCAAGCAGAGCTTTCAGGGAGACCCGAGGGCGGAGGTTGAAAAGATGGTGCAGTCTGGGAAAATCTCGCAGCAGCAATTGAATCAGCTGCAACAGGTGGCAAGCCAGTTTCAGCAGCTTCTTGGATAACTTAGATTTCAATTCGTGCGCACGATTGAGATAAATTTCAAAATCTACGAAAGGAGAAAACTATGAGTTTGAATGGCGATGGTATCCCTATGAACATGCCTGTAGTTCCGGCAAACTCGGACAGCGGCAACGGATGGGGCGGCGGTAATGGCTGGTGGATCATTATCCTGTTCCTCGCGATTTTCTGCGGCTGGGGTAACGGAAACGGCTTTGGCAATCGTGGAGGGAACGGTGGCGTTGTTGACGGATATGTTCTGGCATCTGACTTCTCGAACATCGAAAGAAAGATTGACAGCGTGAACAATGGTGTCTGCGACGGCTTCTATGCGATGAACACGGGGATGCTTAACGGCTTTTCCGGTGTAACGCAGGCTGTGACTTCCGGCTTCTCTCAGGCGGAGCTTTCCCGCTGCAACCAGCAGGCAGCCTTGATGCAGCAGCTCAACAACATGGCGATGCAGGCGCAGGAGTGCTGCTGTGAAAACCGCGCTGCAATCGCCCAGGTGCGCTACGACATGGCGACGCAGGCATGCGACACCCGCAACACCGTGCAGAACAGCACTCGCGACATCATCGATGCGATGAACTGCGGCTTCCGCAGCATTGACCAGAGATTGACGGCGCAGGAACTGGCTGCAAAGGACGCGAAGATTGCCGAGCAGAACCAGCAGCTCTTTGCGGCGCAGCTGGCGGCTTCTCAGGCGGCGCAGAACGACACGCTCAAGTCTTACGTGAGCGGCCAGTTGGCGTATTACAACCCGCGCCCGGTTCCGTCTTTTGCGGTTCCTGCTCCTTACCAGTTCGCTGGCTGTAACGGCTATAACGGCGGTTACAACTGCGGCTGCGGCAACTGCGCTTAACTCCATAACGTAGAGCTTTTTCGTGGACTCACGAAAATGGTCGGTTCCTTGCCGATACTCAAAAAACGCGGCGGGGCAATCGTCCCGCCGCTATTTTTAACCGTGTCGAATTCGACGCATTTAGAAAGGATTGATTTTATGGCTGAATTTACATCATCTGGGATTCAAACTGTTGCCGCCGGGCAGAACGTCCCTCTAATTTCCACGTCGGCTTGTGGCAAACCGTGTATCGTCCACCGTGACGGAAGCGGACTTGTTACGCTTCGTGGGCTTACGCAGCAGTGTAAGGCGAAGTTCCGCGTATCTTTTGGCGCGAATATCGCCGTGCCTACAGGCGGAACAGTTGGAGCTATCGCTGCTGCGCTTGCCATTAACGGGGAGGCTTTGAACAGCGCCACAGCGACCGTAACCCCTGCGGCTGTTGAGAATTATTTCAACATCTACGTTTCAACATTCGTGGAAGTCCCGCGCGGCTGCTGCTTGACTGTAGCGGCGAAGAACACCAGCGCACAGGCGATCAATTTCGCAAATAGCAATATGATCGTCGAGCGCGTATCGTGAAGGGAGGAAGGAATATGTACGATTTGAGAAACCTTCGGGAAATGCTCTGCAAAGAGCTTGACGAAATCGCCGACAAACACGAAATGTCCGCCGGTGACTTGGACGCAATCCAGAAGTTGGTAAGCTCCATCAAGAACACCTACAAAATCGAAATGCTCGAGGACGGCGGGTACTCTCGCAGCGGCGAGTGGGAAGCCGATATGCGCGGCACGTATGGTCGGGGCAGCTCTTACCGTGGCAGGCGTCGCGATTCTATGGGAAGGTATAGCCGAACCGATGCGCGGGAGCATATGCGCTCGACGCTGGAAGACATGATGCGCGACGCGGACGATGATAAAACGCGCGAGGCTATCCGGCGCTGCATGGAGCAGATTGACAGAGCATAAGGAGGGAAAGACATGCTGGATGAAGCCGAAATCCGAAAGGAAATAGCACGGCTGGAATACGAAGAATCCAGCTATCCCAATTATGCCAAACTGGCGAACCTATATGTGATACGCGACAAGATGCAGGGAGCGGAGAATGCCAGAGATAAGTTTGTGGGTTACTACTCTGGCGCTCCCGCCCCTGTGACTGCAGAACCGGCTACCGTGGGCGAGTACGGGGACAGTGAGTTTTTGCTTGCGGTAGCCGGGAAAGACCCGGCAAAAGCTTGGGCGGTCGTTGATGAACTCATGGATACACTGGCGATGGTAAACAGCAAGGTTTATAACTCTGTTATGCAGAAAATAAAACGTGTCTAGTGTTAGTAACCGTGTTAGCTATTTGTTAGTAACCGAAAAAATCTGAAAAAATCTGAAAACGTCTGAGATTTAATATCCAATTTGAAAACTTCTCAAAACGTCTGAAAACATGCTTAAAAAGTTTAGGAAATTTCAGAAGGTCTACTTCACACGCAGGAGGTCGATGGTTCGAGCCCATTAGTCTCCACCAAAAAAGCCCTGAAATCTCAAAGGTTTCAGGGCTTTTTCTTTTTCACTGATTTTTGATTTGTTAGTAACGTGTTAGTAACAGGCGCATCTATCGCATTCACAAGTTGGTCAATGTCAAAGTGCTCATAGATGTTTGCGGTCGTGGAATAGTCTGCATGACCGAGCATTTTTTGCAGGAGTTCCGGCTTGATATTATTTGCTACAGCCCAGCTTGCGAATGTGTGCCTTGTTGCGTGTGGTGTTTTCTTGGAGATTCCGAGCCGCTCCAAAAGCGGGTAGTAGTCACGCTTGCGAAAATTTGCAATGACTTTTTGCCCTGCATACCCAGAGATCAGAAGTTCGCCTTTTGCACGCTCTTTGAATTCTGCGAAATATTTACGCCCTTCGGAGCGGATGGGGATTATTCTGTTCCTGCCTGCTTCTGTCTTTTCCCCGCCGATCACGTAGGTTTCATGGACATTTTCGGTTCTAAGCCCGAACAGCTCACCGATTCGCATACCGGTATATACCATCATCAGGGTAAGTTTGGCTGCCTGGGAACCGTCCGCTTCGAGCTTCTGAATATCCTCTTCTGAGAAGATTTCTTTTTCTTTCTTCACATTCTCGGGCAGTTTAATGAACGAAGCGAAGTTTGTCGTTATGAGTTCCTGACGGATTCCCCATTGTGACATCTGCGTTGCAAGTTGCTTGAACTTCGACAGTAGCGAGTGGGACTTATCGCTGTACTTGTCTATGACAATCTGGTAATCAGCGGTCCGCAGTTCGCGAAATTTTCTGTCATGCAATGGTTCAAAAACGTCATATGCGCGTTCGTAAGACTCTATTCCCTTCGCGCCGATATCGCGGAAGTGTTCATCCTTCCATGCTTCGTAAACCTGCTTGAAGGTCCAGTTATATATTTCGTCGATACTCCGCCCTTGTAGCCGCGCCAGCGCGTCGAGGGCGGCTGTTTTTTTATCGTAGTATCCAATTATGGTTTTTCCTTTTGCGGCTACCCACGGGCGCGTACGCCTGCCTTGCAGCTTGTAAACTGTCCCTGTACCGTTTGCACGCTTCAAAGCCTTTCGTTGTGGCGTTTGCTGCTGTTTCCCACACCAGCAGCAGAACACAGAACCGTCTGGTATATCCTTTTTACACTTGATGCACTCCATGTTTCCCTCCACGTTCTTTTCGGATTGCATAGAAAGTAATTGCCGAAGCCAGCGCTGAACCTACGATCAGGGCAATGCAAACCCATGCAGCTACGGACAAATCTCCATCGCGAATAAGACCTATGCTCCGGATCTGCGCATCCGTCACAAGGCAGGCAATCAGAGAAAAGGAGAGCAGCATACAAAACAGGGCGAGGACGTAACACATTGTATGTGTAGACCTTATCTGTGCGCTCTGCGCGGCTGTTGTTGCCGCCAGCTTGGCGTTTTCGATCTCGACATGATGAATCTGCTCGGTCAGTTCTTCCGGGCTTTCTGCGGGTTTGACAAGCCCGCACAGCTCATCCAGCGACAGCCCGAGAACAAGGCACAGCGCGGCAGAATTGTACAGTTTCGGGTCTTGCTGTGTTCCTGCGCAGAGCTTCGTCACAGCCGATCTGGAAACGCCGGATTCTTCGACAAGCCTATCAATGGTGTAATGCTGATCTTCCTTCGCCCGCTTTATGTTACTCTGATATGCAGAAAGATATGGGGCGAGTTCCTGAATCGCCGACATGATATACCTCCATTTTCACATATATTTCGCTGATTCTTCTGCTATGGGTATGGTTTTACCAATTTGAGGGTGGACATTTCTGCCAGTTTTGCTATGCTGGTTACAGGCGCGTGAGAAAGCCCCACCGCCGGGGGAGCGACGGTGGGGCGATCTTAAACAATCCATTATACAAAATAGTCTGTCCCATAATTGCCGCTTATGAGGGTTACCGGACGAAGAAAATACAAGGTGTTCTTTGTGGAAGATTCCAAATTGAAATTCTTAAACATACGTTCTAAAATATGGAGGTACACCAAATGCAGAGCATCAATATTCGCTTTGAAAACGGGAAAGTAAACATCATCGTAGACGGGGCACTTTTCAAGGACGTCCACAGTCTGAGCCTGGACTACATCAAGGGCGCACCTATGCTCTTTGCCTGTGTCTCAGATGTAGGCGAGACACGGGAGCAGTGGAACCAATGCCCGCTTCCGAACTGAGTCACTTGATTGGCCACGAGTTACCGCAGTTCTGGCAAAGGCAGATCTTCTGGTTCGTCACGATCTCTTTTGCGGTGCCTGTGCTTTTCTTCCAGACAAGGTTTGAAAGGCCAAGCGTACACATAGCGGTTATGCCACGAGCAGCGTTGTTCATGTGACCGCCAAACCCGACACCGGATTTTTTGGTTTTGCTGGATACCTGTTGCATGGCAATTGTTACATTTTCGCTTCCACAGTTAGGGCATGTCATAAATATAATCCTCTCTTTTGGTAAGATACAACAATTTTACCACCAGAGTTTTACAGTCTCAAGGTCAAAATTACACAAAAAGAAATGATGAAATTTGGAAGATTGAAGAAGGATGGCGCAAAATGATTTGTATTCAGGATGATATGTGCTATAAAAAGGGTGAAAAAATTGCGCCCATTCCGAATATTCGGCAAAGACTCCGCGAAGAAATTCTGAGTCTGAGCAACGAACAGGCAGAATATGTGTTAAGAGCGTTACAACGGCAGTATAACAAGGAGGGGAAACAGTGAAACGAGAGAATTTACAGTGTATTTCTGTTTCGTGTTTAGGCAGCCATTATATGGTGAAGATCGATAACGCCGAAATCCACAACGTAAAGGCTTACCATTTAGAACAAAACAGCGATGGCAGCGCAAGGCTTACGCTTGACCTGTCTTGCGAGTATGCAGAAACGCAGATCGCGTTAAAGCAGCCACCCCAATAAAGCAGAAGCAATCGCACCGGTTATCCAAGAATTGCGCTCCATGCAATCGGAAAATTTCCTAAACAGACCTTTCTTCGGAGACTCTTGCCCTGCGAGAATCTTCTCTAAAAGAGAAATGATTTCTTGCAGCGTTTCCTTATCGGCTCCACCTTCTTGCTCTGCTCTGCTTCTCATTTCCGGAATGGTAATAGAAACAGTATTGTTATTTCCAACTACAGAATTTTTGACCGTCCCAATATTAAAAACAGCCGACACACGCTGCGCGTTTGCCTCCATTTCTTTCTTTGTTTGGTAATACGCTCTTAAAAACTCGACTTTCCCATAAGCATATTGCGGAAATATTTCTGTTACATAAACCGTTTTCCCGTCTGGGAAAGCGAACGCATCGTTTTCTTTGATATCTACAGTTGGAAGAAAGATAACACACTCTTTTTTGCGTTCTTTATCGTAATCTGTTAGACCCTTTTCGGAAGCAATTGCAATTCCATTGCGAATGATGGAAAAAGAAATTCCGTGGGATTTAATAAAATCAATAACAGGCATTTCGCTCTCCCTTACAGCACCTTTTTTGCTTCAAGAATAATCCCCAGCAGTTTACTGCACTGCTCATCGGTCAAATTATCGATGGCGTCAAGCAGTTTCTGCTTCGGCTCACTCACGACCTCGTCCTTCGGGACGGGGTCTTTTTTTATGCCCTCTCCCTTACTCTCTCCCATCAGTTCTTCGACTGTTACGCCGAAGTAGTTGGCGATTTTTTTCGCATTTACGTCAGAAGGATTGGTTTTCCGCGCTTTCCAACAGCTTATCGTTGACTTGTCAATTTCGAGTTCTCGACCAACGTATGCAGGGGTTTTGTTTGCAGAAGCGCAAAGCGCAACAAAGTTGTCATAAAACACAATAATACACCTCTGGAATTGTTAAGTACGACGAAAGTTGAATTAGTTTGCAAATAGCGGTTGACAGTTGAGAATGTTTGATGTACTATTGTCTTGCGGTTGAAAAAGTTTGCAAAAGACAAGACCCAAGCAAATCAACGCTTGTGCCAATGCTAGTGTGTTTCTCGCAAATTCATAGTAGCACAAACAGTAAACAATTTCAACAACAAATTTCAAAAGTTGACTGCGGCGAAAAGAAAAGCCGCCCCGGCGCTGTAACACCGGGACGGCCTGCCGGTTACTTCGACCGACGGTTGGAAAGCGCAGAAGCGGCGAGCTGCTTACTTGTCTTGGAAGACTTTTTGCTGCTCAACGTCTTCGACGCTTTGGACGCTACTTTCGCAGACGTCCGGACAGAGTTCTTGGGCAAAAGAAAACCTCCTTTCGTAAAAGGGTGCTTTCCATCCTTCGAACCTCCGAAAAAAGTATACCATCTCATTTCGCCGCAGTCAACAAATTTAACAGTTAGGAGGATAAGGGATGCCAGAAAAATGGACAGGCGTACTGATTGGGAAAATGCACAATGCGCGTGTTTCATACGACGATCTTGCCGCAGAGCTTGGACTTACAAAAGGCTATCTGTCCATGATCTTGAACGGGGCAAGGAAGCCGCCGAACGCAAAGGCGCGACTGAACGCCGCATTTGATGCCGTCGTAGAGCGGCGCAGCAGAGAAAAGGAGGGGTGAAGATGGTGAATCGTAAGACGATGAACACCATCGAGGCAACGAACAGAATCCGTGAAGCAGGGATGCCGATGAGCGAAGAGACGCTGCGGTGTGGGCTAAAAAGCCACGTGTTTCCGTTTGGAATCGCAATCCCGACTGACGGGGTGACGGTTTACCACGTTTCACGGAGAAAGCTGGAAGAATGGATTGCGGATTTTATTGGAGGATAGCAATGAGTGATGTTGAGCTTATCACCGAAATGAATCACCGGGCGGCGCGGGAGCGCGAACTCGGTGAGCGGTGGGACAAGATTATCCGGCAGCGCAAGCGGAAGTCGGAGCTTTTGAAGGCTTCGGAGGCGTTCTGCTTCTCGATTGGCTGCGTCCTTCTGGGCGGCACGGCGGTCCTGCTGGGCTTCGGGCTGTTCAAGGCGGCATTCACGCTTGGCGGCGCGGCGGTGATCTTCTTCGGCGGCGCGGTGCTGTTATGATTTACCCGTGCAAGAAATGCACCCACGACACAGGCAAGTGCCGCTGCCTTGACTGGCAGAGATGGTTCTCCGTGGAGTTTGAGGCAGAAGCGGCGAAGGTGCTTGCTGCGACGCACGCAGAGTCGTTGCCGGCGCCGCCGAAGATATTCTATCGCGAGATTGTTTTCAGTTCGATCTTCACGCGGCTTTGGAGGTAGATATGAAGCAGGCTGAACGAGTTTTGAAGTACATGCGCGACTTCGGCAGCATTACGCAGCTCGAGGCGATGCAGGACCTCGGCTGCATGCGGCTGGGAGCGAGGATTTTTGATCTCAAGCGCGAGGGTTACGCGATCAAGAAGGAAATGGAAACGAGCAAGAACCGGTATGGCGAGGACACGAGCTATGCCAGATACAGGTTGGTGGAATGATGGAAGACAGACAGCAAGCGCCGTTTATCACGGATATCAACGGCGCGGAGATTTACGACGGGAACGAGTACTTTGTTTCCGACGAGGGAAACATTGCTGCTGCGGCTCCGGGCGAGAACTGGACCGTACAGAATGCGTTGATCGCGCATCTGGTGGAAACGTATGGCACGAATTACATTGCCGAAATGTGCGGCTTGGACAAGCGAGTCTGCAAGATTTAAGGAGGAAAGTATGCTGAAAGGATTTAACGAGCTTGTACAGATCGATGTTTTGCCGTTCTGTGACAAGCGGAAGGCAAAAGATGACAACGGGAAGCCGATTGAGGTTCCGTATCTTCCGTGGGCGAAATGTAAAATGCTGCTTCACGAAAACGGAGCAAGCGAGGTCTATTTTGTGCCGCTGAAAAATGAGACTGGCGGGTACTTATTCCAGTCAAAGGAAGTCCATGACAAGAATGGCAGAACGACGGGGTGTTATTTCGTTTCCGTCGAAATCCACATCGACGATAAAACATTCCGCATGGATATGCCGCTGATGAACGGTTCTTTAGTGGTTTACGATGACACGTTGAATCAGCTTCGGATTTCCAACGCTCATGCGAGAGCGTTTGTGAAGGGCGTGGCAATTCACACAGGGCTTGGCTTCAAGCTTTGGCTGAACGACAAGGACACGGAGCGCGCAGACGATGACCTTTCCCAGCACAGCATTATGGCAATCAAGCAGAGAATCGAGCAACTGATTACATTAAAACTGCAAAACGGGGCGGATATGAGCTATATCCTCTCGGGGCTTGGGCTGAATCAGAAGAAGTTCGATCAACTGATGGCGTCGTTCGGTAACATTCAGTATCTGGAAAACACGCTGAAACGCTTATGATTCACGATCACGACAGAAGCGGGTGGTTCGGCGCGTCGGATACGGCGGCGATCATGGGAAGATGGGACACAAAGACATTCCGCAGCTTTTGGCTGCAAAAGCTTGGCGTGAACCGCGACCACTTTTCGACACTGGAAATGGATACCGGAAGTGCTTACGAACACAGGATTCTGGAGCATATTTGCATCCGAAAGATGGACAGGCAGATCAAGATTCGGCGGCTTCGGTTGCGCGTAAACCTCGATGGAGAGGACGCGCAGGAAATATCGGAAGTAAAGACGCACAAGGGAGAATCCTTCAAGGTGTCCCGCGCGTACTGGATGCAGGCGCAAGTCGAAATGTTCGCTGCGAAAAAGGCGCTGCGTATCGTGGCGTACCGTCTGGAACCGGAAGACTACAGAAACTGGTTTCGGGAGATTGAGGACGATAGGTTGTCCTATCATCCGATACCGTATGATCGGGAATGGATAGAAAGCGAATATCTACCACGGCTTCGGTATCTTGCGAAGTGTCTTAGAAAGGGGGTCATTCCGGTTGAGGGAGCTGAATGTCGTTGAAGCTTCGTGGAGCGTGGACGCTTCGGGAAGCTGGCTGAGACTCCGGCCGGAGCTGCCCGGACAAGCCCAGATGGTTGCCGGGGAACTTGACCCGCAGAAAAAATACACAGTCAAGATCGCGGAATTTCGCAAGAAGCGGAGTCTGGATGCAAACCGGTATCTCTGGGTGCTTTGCAATAAGCTTTCGGTTAAGGTGGGTGCACCGCCGGAGGAAATTTATCGGCACTATATCCCGGACGTTGGCGATAACTCCGATACGATCTGCATTCCGGACGCAGCGGTCAAGCGGTTCCGGGAAGGCTGGGAATCGCGCGGTCTCGGCTGGTGTACGGAGATTATGGCGTCAAAAATTCCGGGCTGCACGAATGTCATTTGCTACTACGGCTCGAGCACCTACGACACAAAGCAAATGGCGCGGCTCATTGATCTGGTTGTAGAGGACTGCAAACAGCAGGGCATCGAGACGCTCCCGCCGGAAGAACTCGAGCGTATGGCGCTGGAATGGAGGCAGGATGAGAAAGGAAACGAAGGCGACAAAGATACCTGAGAAGATCAAGGAGGCTGTCTGGGCGCGCGACGGCGGGCGCTGCATTGTCTGCCTTCGCCCCGGCAATCCGTGGTGTCATTTCATTCCACGGTCGCAGGGCGGGCTTGGAATCGAACAGAACATTGTGACGCTATGCGATAGCTGCCACATGGCATTTGACCAATCACCGAAGCGCAAAAGCCTGAGAGAGTATATCAGGCGGTATCTCAAGATGAAATATCCCGATTGGGATGAAACGAAACTGATTTATAAGAAAGGAATGTAGATCATGGAAGACACAAGGACAAGCATCCTCCAAATGGCGCGTGGAGCGATTATGGAGAGAATCGACTACGAAATGACAAAGGTCGTGGACAACATCCTTGACCCGAACACAGAGGCTACAGCAAAGCGGAAAGTGCAGCTTACCATTGAGTTCCGCCCAGACTCCAACCGGCAGACCGTATCGGTTGCCTGCGGCGTGAAGAGCGCCCTTTGCCCGACAAATCCGGTTGCGACATCACTTTATATCACCGGAAATGAATTCGGCGAGGTCACGGCGGTGGAAATGGTACCGAACGTGCCAGGTCAGCTGGATATGATGGGCGAAGAACAGGAAGTAGCACCCGTCTTGAATTTGGTTAGAAATGCGTAAGGAGGAAAAAGAAATGATTAAGGAAGCTATTGAAAAAATCGAAGCGATGTCCAGACCTACCATTTATACGCTTGGAGATCACACGTATTCTCTTACGCCAGACGGTTCTTACAGAGAAATTCACGAAGACCTTTTCAGCGCAGATACTATCCAGCTGAACAGCCTTGACGCGCTCTGCAAAATGATTCTTCGGGAAGGCACGGTCAATGCAAAAAATGGACAACTGTTTATCAAAATCCCGTCACACCTTCGCGTCGAAGCGTTCAGGAGCCCGGATGCGACGCTTCGCATGAGGCGCTTGGTTCCGTATGTTGTGGAGGCTACGGACGTTCCCGGTTGGGACGCAGAAACGAAGCTCACGTTTGAACGGGCGGCAGTCGCGCTGCAAACCAGATTTCAGGACTCGGAAGACCGCGCGTATACGCTTCAGCTGCTCTCCCAGATCACGACCGGCGCAAAGATCACCTATAACGATATCGGCGTCGCTACGACGATTGTCACGCAGAAGGGTGTAAGCTTACAGGCAAACGCGACAATTCGTCCGCTGGTAAGACTTCGCCCCTACAGAACCTTTCAAGAAATTGAGCAGCCGCTTGGACTGTTCCTTATCCGCATTGACGAAAGAGGCATTTCGTTTGTTGAGGCAGACGGCGGCATGTGGAAGCTGGAAGCGCGGAAGACGATCAAGGAATACCTCGAGGAACATCTTGCCGACGAGATCGAAGCTGGGCGCGTAACAGTCATGCTGTAAGGAGGAAGCATGCTGAACCACATTTATAAGAAAGGGATGTAAGCATGGAAGAACGCAAACCGTTTGTTTATCTGGATGCAGTTCAGTACAAGGAAATGGTGGAAAAAAGTATGCAGCTTTCGATGCTTGAGAGAGCGTACAAGGAACTGAAATCGTATGAGATTGACGTTATCCTGAAAGTCATTTTTGGCGCTCCGGTAGAGAACGCGGCGGATACGGAGGACGGCAAATGCTGAACCACATTGTTATTATGGGGCGGCTCACGCGCGACCCGGAGTTGAGAAAGACGCAGAGCGGAACGTCCGTTGCATCCTTCACGCTGGCAGTTGACCGCGACTTCACGCCGGAGGGCGGAGAGAAAGAGACGGATTTCATTGACTGCGTTGCGTGGAAGGGAACAGCTGATTTTGTCAGCGGATACTTTTTCAAGGGCAGCATGGCGGTTGTAGACGGACGGCTGCAGCTGCGCGACTGGAAGGACAAGGACGGAAACAAGCGCCGGTCTGCGGAGATCGTGGTGAACCGCGTTTATTTCGGCGAAGGTAAGAAATCTTCGGAGCCGAAGGACCCGGAAAACCCCGGCGGGTTTACGATGATGGACGAGGATGACGGCGATCAGCCGCCGTTCTAAGGCGGTGGCGGGATGGCAAACAACAAAGACCCTGCCGTCTTGTTTTATACGTCGGATTTCCTATCCGGCTGTGCCTTGATGGATATGCGGGAGCGTGGGCAGTATATCACGCTCCTGTGCCTCCAAAGAGAGCGCGGGCATATGACGATGCAGGAAATCATACGGGCTGTCAAAAAGCCGTCAGACGAGGTTATGAGCAAGTTTCAGAAGGATGAGGACGGCAAGTACTTCAATCGCCGGATGGAGCTTGAAATCGAAAAACGGGACAAGCATTGCCAGCGGCAGAGGGAGAACATCAGCAAGCGTTGGAACAAAGAAAATGATAACTCTGGTATGTCTGATGGTAGCGCTTGCGGTAATACCACGGTATTACCTTTAGGAAATGGAAATGGAAATAGAAAAGAAAGTAGTTCTATTTCTGAGAAGAAACGTAAGAAATTTATACCACCTACGTTGGAAGATGTTTCCGCATACGCGAAGGAGCGTGGAGCCCCGAATCTGGCACAGAAATTTTTCGACTATTATTCTGCCGGAAATTGGGTCGACGGGAAGGGTGACCCCGTACGGAACTGGAAGCAGAAGTTCTTGACGTGGGAATCGAAAGAACATGAGAAGGGCGCGCCGTCACAGCCGGGGAAGAAGCCGGGATACAACGTGCAGCATCACGGGGACGAGCTGTCCGATGTGCAGCGGGCGGCGATTCAGCGGATGTTGGGGGAGGAAGCATGATGAAGCAGGGAATCGAGGTTTGGATTGTCATACCAAAGCCGCTTCCCATATTCCCCCGACTCATGCCGAAGTTCAGAACGCCTTTAAGGGCGCGGAAGTATCCGCAGAAGATGAAGAACAAGACGTTTTACCTCGTCAGCGTCAAGGACCCGGAGGACGGGCGGCGGAAGATTATCACCGTCCGGGAACCGGAGTGCTGGGAGGCGGAAGTGACGGTGCAGGTCAGGAGGAAGACATGAATAATTTCGGACCGTGCACGCAGGACTGCCCCAACCGGAAAGCCGGATGCAGCGCGTCCTGCGTGGCATGGCAGGCTGAGAAGGAAAGGCGGCTCAAAGTTTACGACAAGCGTGCCGAGATCATCGACATAAACCAGATGACGGACGGCGGGGCGAGAAACTGCCGGAGGGCGGCAAGAGGGAAACGGAAAATAGGAGGTGCGATGTGACGTGAGCGATTTAGAGCAGACCGCGATAGAGCGGCTACGGTTTGCGGCTGAAATGTCCCTGCGGGTATACAAGCAGCCGCTTGTGATTACCTACTCGGGTGGCAAGGACTCGGACGTGCTTTTGCATCTGGCGGGCAAAGCCGGTATCCAGTATGAGGTTTTGCACTCGCTGACCACGGCGGATGCGCCGGAGACCGTCTGGCACGTGCGGGATACCTTCCGGCGGTTGGAACTGGCAGGCGTAAAATGCACCATCGATACCCACCGCACATCGGACGGTGGGAATGTGACCATGTGGAATCTGATTCCGAGAAAACTCATGCCGCCGACACGCCTGCTGCGCTACTGCTGCGCAGAACTCAAAGAGGGCGGTGGGAAAGGCAGATGGATTGCAACAGGCGTTCGCTGGGCGGAATCGCAAAAGCGGAAATCTCGCGGCGTTATGGAAGCGCTGCATAAGAGCAAGGACAAGCGGCTGACGCTGATGAATGACAACGACGAAAGCCGAATGATGATGGAAAATTGTCAGCTCAAGGGGACGCGGACGATCAACCCAATCATCGACTGGACGGAATCTGATGTGTTGGACTACGCTTCTGCCGAAAAGATCTGCATGAATCCGCTGTATGAATGCGGATGGAAGCGCGTGGGGTGCATCGGATGCCCGATGGCAGGGAAACACCGATATGCGCAGTTTAAGCGTTACCCGAAAATAAAATCTGCGTATGTCCGGGCATTTGACAGGATGCTTGCGGAACGGCAAAAGCGAGGCTTGCCTTGCGACTGGCAAACAGGTGATGACGTTATGCACTGGTGGATGGAGGATGGCGTTTTGCCGGGACAAATGGTTTTTGAAGGAATGGAGGATCTATGACAGACAAGGAAATTATACAGGCGCTGCGTATCTGCGCGACGCATATAGAGAAGGGCTGCGGGCTTTGCCCACAAATGAAGTATGTGCGTTGCACGGAGCGGCTGGCGGATGAAGCTATCACCATGATCGAGCGCCTGACCGCCGAGAACGCGGCGCTGCGGGAGAAGGTGTCGCAGCGGATCAGCGTGGAGGAAGGAGGCAAGACAGATGCTTGATATTTGCCCAGTATCGCTGGCAGAAGCAAATGCGTTTGTGGCAGAGCATCACCGCCATCATAAGCCGGTCGTTGGACATAAATTTTCCATCGGCTGCACAGACGGAGAGAAAATCGTAGGCGTGGCGATCGTCGGGAGACCCGTTGCACGGTATCTGGATGATGGATGGACGCTTGAGGTAAACCGCTGTTGTACAGACGGAACTCGAAATGCCTGCTCTATTCTGTATGCCGCTGCATGGCGCGCCGCCCGGGCGATGGGCTACCACAAACTGATTACTTACATTCTGGATACGGAGCCGGGGACAAGCTTAAAGGCGGCTGGATGGAAGTGCGTCGGACAGGCCGGCGGGCTTCGCTGGACAGGAAAGCGCCGCCCGGAGGTAGACCTTTGCCCCGCACAAATGAAAATCCGCTTTGAGCGGGAGGAGAACGCGCTATGACAGACAAGGAAATCGTGCAGGCACTGCGGATATGCTCCCGCAGAACAGACACACAAACTTGTGCGAAATGCCCATTATTTGACAGCGAGGATTGTATGGGCGACATGATGGTTGGTGCAGCTGACTTGATCGAGCGCCTGACCGCCGAGAACGCGGCGCTGCGAGAAGGCGCAAGCCTTGGCAAAGCAAAACGCCCGCAGAAAAAAGCATATGAAAAATCCATTGAATTTCTGCGCGCGCTGACAGATGGGCAATCGGACGAGATAAAAAGTCTCAGAAGAGAACTTGAAGGGAAGAACATGGTGATTGCCCTCGCCCAGAGAAAGCAGGCGGAGGCAGAAGCCGAGAGGGACGCGCTGCGGGAGAAGCAGCGGTGGATTCCGGTGACGGAGCGGTTGCCGAAGCCGGAAGCACCGGAGGTGGAATGATGAAAGGTGCATTGAACTTTGACGAGCTGTGCCATCAGGTTTTTGATGGCAAAAACGACGGTACGAATTACCTTGCGTGGGAGACAGACATATGCTGCGGAAGATGTGGACACAAGCTCCACGTGTACTACTGCGAGGAAAGATTGTACCTCATCGAATGCGCGGTGTGCGGCACGAAAGCATTGACCAAAGCGGGGAATGTGGTGTTTGCGGCGTACAAGACGCTTGCACATATGCCAAAAATTGAGGAGGACGAAAAATGAGGCTGACAACAGACACCCCGAAAAACAATCTTGAAATGGCGCTGAACCTGTTCTACGTCAAGGACAAAGAGGTATGGGTGCGCGGATACGGGAAGAACGGCGCAGACATCAGACTGTTCGACCTGTCGCGGGATCTGACCAGATGGAACTGCCCGTATGTGGACTTGGATATCTCGGATGATTCCTTCTCGATGATGATGGCCGAATGGCTCTGGGAAGATGTTGAATCGTTCGAGCACGTTTTGGCTCTCCTCTATCAGGCAGCATGGGTATGCGCGGAGCTGCGCGAACATTTGAAGCAGTTCGAGAACAAGGAGAATACCGATGGAACGACTGACAAGCCGGAATGAAGATTGTGTTCTGGTAAATGGGCACGCATTGGGTTGTGCGACGGTTGGCGAAATCGTCCAGATGGCGGAACGCCTTGCGGATTTTGAGGACATGGACAGAAAGCGCATCCGCCCGGGCGATACGGTATGGCTGTCCCGGATGTTTTACACGCGCCCCAAAAAGCCCGTACCGGTCACGGTAGACGCGATTCGCATTGACCGGGAAGGCACGACGTACATTACCGGGCGGAAGAGATTTTGCGAGGAAGCAATCGGGCGGACGGTGTTTTTGACGGAGGAAAAAGCCGAGAAGGCTTTGCAGGAAATGGAGGACAAGACATGAAGGTAATTCTGGTCGAGAGCGACCTCATCGGCAGACTTGAGACGTTAGTCAACGGTGCTATCGAGAAATTTACGCCGGAACGCGTGGTGGACATTAAGTACAGCTCCGCGATTGATGGCAGATCCCACGAACATTATTACTCCGCGATGGTGATTCTCAAGGATGAGGAGGACAAGAAGGATGGCAACGAAACGAGTATGTGACCGCTGCGGGGCGGAAATAAACCCCACAAGCTCTGCGACGTATGTAAACGTGCGAAGCGCATTCCATGAGGAATCACCTGATATTGAGCTTTGCTGCTCCTGCGCGATGCAAATCAAAGAATGGCTTAAGTCGCGTGTAGAGGAGGGAAAAAAGGATGGTTAGTCTGGGACCATATGACGATGAGTGCCTTGAAATCAAGAGAATCTGCGAGAAATACGGCTACGGGAACGTCATGGAGTGGGCTTCTGCGCTATGGAGGCGAGAGTGGAGGAAGAAAGGGTACCCGGAATCTGGATGTTTCGTGCCGACGTGCCCGTCGTTTATCAAAAAACGCTTTCAGAACCCTAAACAGCATGAGCTTTATGACACACTGTTAGAGGAGGTTCTCGGAGAGAAGGAGGGCAAGAAGGATGGCTAGGTGTATAACCAAAGCGCAGTTGAGACAACTCTATCAGGCTCAGCTCTTCGATAACGACGAATATCTGAAACTTTTAAAAGAGTTTGCAGGGATAGAATCCCGACCGACCACGGAGTACAACCACTACGACGAAAATGGCGAGTTTATTGGTAGCAGCGTGGACACCGATCTTTCTGATCTGCTGGACGAGGCTGGCGTGGAGGTGCGGGACGATGGCTGAACTGAAACCGTGCCCTTTCTGCGGCGGGGAAGCTGTCGTAACCAAACACCATAACAGATTCATAGATTGGTATTTGTGTTCCTGCCCCAAATGCCATATTTCGCAAACGGGGAGTGAATACGGATTCCGGTTTGAAGCGGTCGAGGCATGGAACAGGAGGGTAAATGATGACTGATTATATCCGGCGCGATGATGCGCTATTTGCGTTACGGAAAGCAGAACGCGGTGGAAGCATGACGGCACTAACACGGTTGGAACGCGCATATGCCGAAATTCGGGAAATGCCCGCCGCCGACGTTGCGCCGGTGGTGCATGGGCATTGGGAAAATGGTTGTCCAATTTGCCCAGTGTGCGGGAAAGATAAATTCAAGGATTTAGATGCTGATATTTGGTGTGATTGGAAACCTGACTGCTGCCCAAACTGCGGCGCGAAGATGGATGGAGGTAACAATGGAGAACGGAGGGAAGAATGAACATCACACTTTTGAAATATCCCACCGATGAGGACTGGGCGTTTGCAAAACAGTGCGCTTTAGTCACCATCGGAAAGGAGATGAAAACAGCACCGGACATGGAGTGGAAACACTCCATCCTCCGGGCGCGGCACAGCCCCATCCGGACGCTGCAGTTTGCGTTTTACCTCGAGGGTGTGCCGTACTGGGTAAGCACCCATTTAGCCCGCCACGTCCACGCACAGCCGTTTATCCGGTCTCAGCGGAATGATCGTCAGGACGAATACGACCGGAACGCAGCGCGGCAGGATGCGCCGGTGGACATGATCTGGTACATGAGCGCCGAAGAGCTGATGGTGATTGCAGAGAAGAGATTGTGCAACCTAGCCGCACCGGAAACGCAAAAGGTAGTGAGTGAGATGTGCAAGATCGTCCAGCGTAAATGCCCGGAGTTCTTCGGACTTCTCACAACGCATTGCTGGCGCTTCGGCTGGTGCGAAGAGATGAATCCGTGCGAGAGGGGGAAGATGCTGCAAAATGGGCGTAATTCTGGCGATTGATCCCGGCAACATTCAATCCGGGTATGTGGTGGTCGAGCACGACGGGAAGGAAATCCGGAAGGTGCTGGACGTTGGTAAGGTTCCGAACGATGAGATATTCCCCGTTCTCTGCCGAGAGTATCAGCATCTGGCAATCGAAATGGTCGCCGGTATGGGAATGTCAGTCGGTCAAGAGGTGTTTGACACCTGTTTTTGGATTGGGCGGTTCTGGGAGTACGCCGAGCTTTACCGGAAGGGGTACCAGATACAGAAGATCTTCCGCCTGGAAGAAAAGCTTTACTTATGCGGCAGAGCGTCGGCGAAGGATGCGAACATCCGGCAAGCCCTCGTCGACCGCTACGCGCCAGGTCAGCCGAACTACGGCAAGGGAACAAAGAAGAACCCCGGTTTCTTTTACGGGTTCGCCGCCGACATGTGGGCGGCTATGGCTGTGGCTGTGACGTATTTTGACAAGTACATAAGGGGGATACAGCTATGAACGATAACTGCATTTGCGCGCATTTATACGGAGATGGTAGCAGGGATTGTAGGTTAAGAGCGGAATACATCCGCTGCAACCGCGCCGAGGAATGCTCTGCCTATAAAAATGGAAAGTGTTTTTGCGTAACAACACTATTTGGCGTCAGATGCCCCAACGGTAAGATCACAATTGTGGATGGTGGAACAAAACGGTCAAAGGCGTTTTTACAGGTTCAGAAAGAAGCCAGAACAAATCCAGCTTATGGGAAATTGCAATATCCATCAACCAATTTGATTACACGCATAGGAGAAGACGCTTTTCTCACCGTTTCTTATATATGGTTGGAGGATTTCGGCGGGGAAATCCGTTGCGATAACCCGCATTTTAGCACAAACAAACTGTACATAAGCGCCGATAAACTCACGCCAGAAAATATCAAGAGGATTTGCAATTTTATCCCACGCTCAATGGTGGGCGGCGTCATTCGGGATTATCAGGACAAAACCGTTCCGATGTTTTTGCATCAGCTACGGGATTTATTCCCGGAAAAGTATGCAGCATTTCAGGAAGCGTATCCTGATTACAAAATCAAAGCTCCGGACTGGAAGGGACAATGGGCAAAGCTTTCAACCTGCAACAGGAATGCAGAGTACAAGGACTGCCACAAAAACACGTTCCGGTTTGATGGAGACTACATTGTATGCGACTGCTATAACTCGTCATTTGCGCCATTTCGTGCAAAGCGGGCAGAAATCCGCGTGAAATTATCTGATGAAATGGAAGTAGAAATCACAGACAATGGACAAGTCACCGATGAAACTGTTTTCTTGTGAGAGGGGGATACAGCTATGAGCACAATGAACAATCTGGCAAAGCGTATTCGCAGGAGCAA